AAATATTACTGTTTCACTTACGAATAGAATGGAACTAGACTTCAATGGTTCCTCTAAAATGTCCCAATCCGCGTCAAAATATTCATAGTAATAATCATTAAATCCATTGATTATAAAACTACGATTTGATTTGTTAATGTTTGTTTCAACTAGATTATTTGTAAATTTATCGACAGGACATCTTAATATACCAACATTCTCATAATATGGTTTTAATGCTAATGGCCACTGATTTGTCAAACTACGCGGCGGATATATGTCATTATAATCTAACTTATATTGTTCAGCTGAAAGACCCAATTGCCTAGAGTTGTTTAAACATTGTATTTGAAGCGCTTTACTTTTTGCTTTACTCAATGATGGTAATAAAAGACCGGCTAATATTGCAATTATAGCTATTACCACTAGTAATTCAATCAAAGTAAATGCTTTTTTATTTTTCATAACTAATTGTTTGTTTTTTTAAATTATACTTACCAATTCTATAATAACCAGTATTAGCTGTAAATTTTATCAGATAATTGTCTGTTTTAATAGTCATATCTTCTTCTTACATTCTTCTTACATTCTGGTTCTACTCGATCTTATAACATGTAATCCGCATGTAGGAATTACTTGTGTCATCAAACAACCACACTTAACATGTCTATTTTTAGTTAATATCATACTCTTATAAATAGAAAATCCCGCCAGAACCTAGCGGGACTTTGTCATAAATTTATTATTTGATTAAACCTTATTTCCAAGTCTCTTGTTAACAATAGATTGGACTTTCCTTAAAAAAGCAGCATCATCTGTTTTACCATCTCTTTCAGCAGCTGCTGCTTTTCTGGCAGCAATTACAGCATCACCAGTAGTAATCTTGCCATCACCGGTTTGATCCAATTTCTTGGTAACCTTTGGAGCTGGTGGTGATTGTTTCTTAGGCGCTTCTTTCTTAGGAGATTCTTTTTTAGCTTCTAATTTAAGTTCTTCTAGTATTTCTTTGATTAAATTTTTAATTTCGTTACGCGTCATATAATTTCTCCTCTTAATAAATATATTTTAAAATTTAAATTACCAATATTTTCTTTTACCTTTATTGCTCAATGATTTCATTCTATGACTTCTATAAAGCCAATATCCAGCTGTTGTTTGATCTTTTGAGCACATATACGTCTTAATTCAGTAAGAACTGGACGTTTTTCAACCTCAAACTTAACCATATTATATTTGTCGTTTTTAAACGTAGTTTATTTTTTTGTCTTTTAAAAGACAATAAATTTTACCATAAAAAATTTAATTAAAACTTTTACCACAACCACAAGTGCTTGCTGCATTTGGATTAATAAATTTAAAACCTCCGCCCATTAATTCATAAGAATAATCTAGTTCAGCCTCTTTAATATAATTCGCACTAAAATTGTCTATGACTACACTCACACTTTCATATTCATATACCAAATCATTGTCTCTGATTTCATCAAATGTCATACCATACTGTAAACCACTACATCCACCTGCTTCTACAAATATTCTCAAACTTTTGTTTTTATAATCCTCTGTATTTTTAACTAAATTATTTACTTCGGTTAAAGCATTATCAGTTAATTTAATTATTGAAGTTTCTAATTTTATCATAATTTACCAAAATCTACCTCGGCCTTTATTACCTAAACTGCGCATACGATGACTACGACAACTCCAATAACCGGCTGTTGTTCTGTCTTTCTTTTGAGCACATCTATGTCTAGCAGCAAAACTTTTTCGACGAGCTTTATTGCCTGCTCTACTTCTCATATTTGGATCTCCGAATGTTACTTTCTTGATTTTACCATTTTTACCTTTGACGTAGACAGCATATTTTTTTGGTCCACCTGGAGTTCTAACTGGTCTATTAAGTGTAACACTTCTGCCACGATGTTTAGCTTCAATTATCAAATCTTCTTCAATTTCAATCGGAGCATCCAAATAAACTTCTCTACCCTCAAAAATTTCTTTTTTACCAAGGTCACTCTCAACCAATTCAGCGTCTGGATCACATAGTTCAATTAAATTATTGTAATATAACTTACGAACTTCTTCAATTAACTCAAAATAAGATTCACTATAAGTTCTAAAAATGTTTTCCATTAATGGAATTTGTTTTTCTAAATGATAATTTAAATTAGCTGTAATTACTGTATCTTGCAGCATTTTCATCGGACAAAGTTCTTGATTTTCAAATAAATCGATTAATTTAATCATATAATATAAATATTATTCATACTTGTTTGTTAGTTTTAATTCGCCAATTAGTCTCTTTTCGTTGTCATTTAAGTTTTTATCCAATTCAACACCTAAATCCTTTAACGTATAACTAACCCCAGTCTTTTTCTCTACATTCTTCATTATTTCTATAGTATCCACAACACTATCCAAAGTGGTCTTGTATTTACCAAATTCAACCGAAGAAGTCAAATTACTAAAATCAACAGATCTAGGAGCTATACCCTTTATTATTGATATTGCATATGAAGCAATATGTTCAAATACACTAAATATCGCGCTTGCAATTGGATTTGTAGCTGCCAAAAATCTCAATACCATAAAGCATATCAAGAATATTAATATGCCAGTAACCCCTATTGTCACAAACCTCTTCAAACCATACATGACACCGCCTAGACCCATCCAACTGTTTACTTCATTCACGGTAACCTGAAGGGCGTCTGCCTTTTTTGCCACCTGCGAAGCCTGTGTTTCCAATCCTTTTATTTGTTTTTCATACACATCTTCAATTTCTTTTTGTCTTACTTGAAGAGTCATAATCTCATCATCACGTTCTTTGAGTAGTTTACCGCCCTTTTGTTTTTCCTTTTCAACTTCACTATTCAATAGATCTGTGAGTTCTTTTATTTTGTTCAAATCATCGATATTTGGATTACCAGTGATGTTCAAAATTCTACCATTAAAGTCTATAGCAGTCTTGACTTGGACGGGCGGATTTGTAACAGATTTAAGAGAATAGTCAGTTCCACTAGCTAGTGTAGCAACTTGTTGTAACTTTTCACCTTCGTTTTTTGCCATTTCAACTCGGGTATTTGCAAGAACATCTTTGGTCTTTTGGACCTTTTCTACATTCGTAGATTTGCATCCGCTGACCAATAAAAATGATGTTAAAAATAGTGTAAATAGTTTTCTCATGTCTATAAATATCAATCCATACTATAAAAACTTGTATATTTCACCACTATAATATATGATACTAACATGTCAAAATATTGTGATACATCGTTAATTGACATCAAAAGTATCAATAAAAATGTTGCAAAAACACTTATTGAAAAAAATCATTACACTCACAAATGGAGTTTATGTACTGTAGCTTATGGTGTTTATCATAAAGAATATATAGAAAGCACATTCTTTGGTGGTTATAACGAAAAATTAATTGGCGTATTGATATACGGAAATGCAGTAGGTAGAAATGCCAGTACAAGCATATCTCCACTACTTACTAACAACAATGTACTAGAACTTACAAGACTGTGGATATCTGATGGTTATGGCAAGAATATTGAAAGCTATTGTATTGCTGAAAGTTTTAGATTATTAAACATCGAATATCCCCACATAAAATGTATATTAAGTTACGCTGACAGCGAGGTGGGTCATAAAGGTACAATATATCAAGCAACAGGATTCCTATATCAAGGGGATAATTATGTAGATATAGCACTAATGCCTAACTATAGTGTTAGTTTGTCTGGTCCTACTAATTACGAATGGATACATAGTAGAAGTGTTTATGCTAGATGGAAAACACATAGTGTAGATAAACTAAAAGAACGTATAGGTAGAACATTTTGGCGCAAACGTGAAAGCGGTAAACATCGTTATATCAAGTTTATTGGCAACAAGATAGAAAATAAAAAGTTAGCTAAATCACTAAAACATAAAGTTCTACCTTACCCAAAAAATACTTCGTTCAAAGAAGAAGTAACGGAAATCCTTGTGGAAAATATCAATCAATTTTTTGAATAAAAAACCCCCAACCTTTCGGAAGGGGGTTTGTTTAATTAAAATTACTTATTAGAATTGACTTTAAAATTGTTATGACACCCAATTACATACTTTTGAGCCTCTTTATTATGAATCCATCCCTTTACTTTAATAGGATTGGGTTTTTTATTAACCTTCTTATACAACCTAAAAAAGTCTTCACACACTGTTAAAAACATAGAATCTAGATCATCTATATCTTCGTAATTATTTGGATTATATGTTGGAACTCCTAATATTTTATAGTCTTTCTTATCGTAATCATATGTTACTAATCCACCCACAATCTTAACCGTTATAAGAGATAAAGGTATAAGAGGTACGGTGTTATATATTAAAATATCGGTTGGATCTCCATCCTCGGATAAAGTTTGGGGTAAAAATCCATAACTGGCTGGATATTGAAGTGAACTAATTAAACATCTATCCAATCGTAACATGTTTAATTTAACATCATATTCATATTTTGCATTTGTATCTTTTGGTATTTCTACAATAGCATGAGCCTCAGTTGGAAACAGTATGGGTTGCGAAACATTAATTAAATTTTGTAGCATAAAACGGAGAACTAATATAAGTATATATAAATTTTATGATAATGTCAAATATATAAAAAACAAAAAAAACAAAAAAAAATTAATATTTTCTTTTATGTAATTTAATCGTGGTTAGTGATACACCATACTTTTCACTCAATTCGTTATTACTAAAATTACCACTCTTCAAATCATCAACAAATTCATTTTTTCTAAGCGCAAAGTTTCTCTTTTGTTCACTAATCTTACGTTTCATTTCATCACTCATAGCACCACGCTTTTTGCCTTTTAAGCCGTTATCATAACTGTAATTAATATTGCGATTAGCCAACTTTTCATTTCTCTCCTTATATTTAAGTGTACCAACGTCAGTACCATATTTAGCAACAAACCACTCTAATGTATAACGTCCTACAGCACGTTCTCGCTGTCTCTCCTTAGCCTCATCACTATGTTTTTTACCATGCATATGACCCACATTATTTGCAGCAGTCATATTTTCTAAGATTTTTTCTTTATTAGGATTATATGTAAAATTATCTCCACCGTTAGCTATTGGACTGATATTATAACCAATATCACGCATATAAGGTTTAAATATATCTAAATAAAATTGTTCTCGTTTAAATAATTCACTTTCATTCACATTCTCCAAAATAACAAATTCAAAACCAGACTCTCCATAAAAATCCCACGCATGTTGCAGCTTAGGATTGATATGTTTATTTTGCTTTAAATCGTTTTTGTGTTCCCACCAACGACGGTCAATATCTTTAGCAGAGCCAATGTAAAACTTACCATTTTTAATATTTGTTATTTTGTATACACCACTTTTCATATAATATAAGTATATACAAATTCTATGGTAATGTCAAATATTTTATTTATGTGCAACAAAAAACCCCAACTTTCGTTGGGGTTTTGAGTTATTTTAATTGAACCAAGAATTATACGGTGTCAAGATCACTGATAAGAACTTTTCCATAGAATTCGGGGCGCACTACCTTCTTAGCGTAGCGGGTCATTACGCCTCTACGTGGTGTGAAGTTAGTTGGGTCATAAACCAATGGAGTTTGGATTAGTGGAATATATGGAGCATATACTGCACCGGTTTCTAGGAAGTTGCTTCCACGGAAACCAACCAAGATTACGTTATCAGTCATGTATGGGTTCTTGTAAACTTGGAAGCGACTTGCGAAGCTACCAACACGACTTACACCCATTGCGAACTTAGCTTGATCACCATCTGTGTTAACAACATAACCTGGGATTGATTCCAAGATAGTTGCTACGTCTGGTGAACATACTAGGAAGTTTGCACCACCACGTAGAGTCAATTGGTGAATCTTGTTTGAGACCTTTTGGATCTTGTTACCAAGAGTTTGGAACCAAGTGCTCTTAACGTAAGCAGTACGATTTGGTGAGCTGTTAACTACACGGGTGAAGTTAGCAACCGGAGTACCTGTTGTACCACCACCTGCAAAGCTTAGAGTCTTAGTGAACTCAGTACCAATTTGGGCTGACCAAGCTTCGGTAGTAGTACCAGTTACGGACTCGTTCAACATGTCTAGGATTTCGAGGTCGATTTCCATAGATACATATTCACTCAATAGAGCAGTAAGTTCTGCTTCTGCATCGATGGAATGATATGCGTTCAAGTCTTGAGCCAATTCTGGAGTCCAGACTGCTTTCAACTTACGGGTCTTAGCAACTATTGGTTCGCTGTTTAGTACCAAGTTTACTTCAGGAATACTGATATCGTCACCGATAGGTTGTGTAGCGGTACCAGCAGCATTACCAGAACCTTCACCTGCGGTCTTACCAGCTTCAAAGTCACCACGGCGATTATCTGTAGGTTGAATTGTGTAGTTCAACTTTGGAGTTTGTGCTGGGGTAGCAGCGGTACTTGATTGACTTACGAACAAGTTAATTACGTAGTTTGGTGCAGCAATAGTACCTGTATTTACTACGTTGGCGTAGGTGTTTAATACAGTTAGGCCTACGTTACCCGTAGTTTGCAGACCAAATGAACGTACTGCGTTCAAGTCAGCATTCCATACATAACCAGCAGCGGCTAAAGATCCGTTTGTGGCTTGAGTATTGTCGTTAATATCTAGAGCAATCTTGAAGACACCCTTAACATTAGTGCCTGACAATGAGGAGCTAAATGCTGAATCAAATTGTAGATCTTTCCAGCTTGCGGAAGTTACAGTTGCGTTTGCGGATGTGAATGCTGAACTCGTTACTACACGTTCAGAGTAAGCAAAACGACCTTGACCGTATAGACCATTTACTGCTGCATCGGTTGAACCGAACTTAGCAGAATTGGTACCACCGAACAAGCTAGTGCCTGGGGTTTGACCCAACTTACCAGTACCATACTTAAAGTCTAAGTAAAATACTAGACCGGATGGTAAATTCATTGGTTGAACGCTTACGAATTCCTTAGCAGCAATTTCAGCGAATACACGGCGAACTAATGGTAGAGCAACGCCAGCCCATTGTTCTGAACTGGTTGATGTACCAGTTGTAGAAGCTTCATCTAGCAATTGCTTTGCTTGGTTTTCTAATAGGATTGACATGTGTGCCTTTTCAACACCAGTTACGCCTTCAAGAAGGCCTGTCTTTTCCCACTTAGTTTGTAATCCACGGGTTTCGGCCATCAATTTGGCTTGTGGATTCATATTATTTGTTAATAGACTTTTTACATCCATAATATTTTTTCCTTTTTTTATCTTTTTGGTTTGTTAATACTCGCAAACTAATTACTTCTTAATTCCTGCGAGCTTTTGGAATCTTGAAGCCATCACATCAGCTTGAGGTTCTACAATGGTAGATTCAGGCTTTGTGCTGGATACTGGTTTGCTTGCCAAACCTTCGGTGATAGTACTTACAGTTGCATTTGTCTTCTTTTTAACAACTGATCCACCTCCATTAATTGATTCGGCCAAAACTGTATATGCCAACTTGACTTCACGAATATTTTTAGTCAAGTCGAAAGTGTTAATAATCTTCAACTTTTGTTCTTCGGTCAAAGTCTTGCCCTTGAACAACTTGTTGGTGTATAGCAACTTAGCATTTAACAAATTGGTTTCTGATAGAACACCTTTCAAATACTTGACAGTTTCTACGTGTTCACTCAATTGGTTCTTCAATGCTTCGTTTTCTTCATTAATAGCTACTAGAGCTTCTGCCATTTCTTCACAGGTTACATCCCCTTCAGATGGTGATGGAACTTGACCTGGGGCAGGAGCTGCGGATGCGGCTGGAACTGCTTCTGGAGCAGCTGCAGCTGGAGCAACAGGAGCGGCTGGAGCTGCTGGAGCTGCTACGGCAGCAGCGGCTGGATCGACGTTTTCTTCTTCAGTTTCTAGTTCTGCTAGAAGTTCATCTAAATTTACTGTTTCATCCATATCATCCATTTCCTCCAGGCCATCCGCATCTTTATTGATGCTTTCGTCTTTCTCTGGTTTCTCTGTGTCATCATGTCCGTGTCCGACCTCACCTTCTAGCTCTGCTAGAATTTCTTCAAGTTCTTCGCTGGTTACTTCGGCACCCTCTTCTTCTTCAAGCTTAGCAACTTCAGTTTCGTTACCACTTGTTTCGGTTGATGTCTTGTTAGCCGAAGCAGATGGAGATTTTGGATGTTGCGTATCAGCAGTATTACCCTTTTCACCGCCGATACCGGATGAAGCTAACTTTTCTTCAACTTTACCTTCTTTAGTTTCGGTGTTTTCTTCTTCAACCATTTCTTTCTTGAGTTGGTCTGCGAACATTTCTTTCATGCTCTTAGCAAAATTTTCCTCAAGAAAAGTTTTTGCATTAGCAATTGCAGTTTCACGAACTGCCTTTGCGTCTGCGATGCTTTCCTTTAATAGATCGCTCATATTAATTTTACCTTTCTTATATTGTTTGTGAAGTTATTATAGAACTCCAAAGAAGATTGATTTTTTGTAGACATCAAATGATTGACGTATTTAATAAATAAATATAATTAAAATGCATAATATATTAAAAAAAATCATATTTATTGTATATGCCTGCTAAAAGTGAAAAACAAGCAAGACTATTCAGATTAGTACGTGGATTACAAAAAGGTGATATATCACCAAATAAAGTATCTCCACAAATTCTTAAAATGGCAAAAACAATCAAACCAACTAGTGTGAATCATTTTATCAAAATTAAAGAAATACTTCACAAATTAAAAGAAGGATACAAAGAAAGTGGATCTGAATATACTCTTAGTAAGGCAAAAGAAATCATTGATAAACCGTTTGACCAAGTATTAAGAGAAAATGTTGGTCTACCATTTAATCAAAAAGAATTATTAGTATTTCAATCCAAACAAAATGGATTTGCTGGGTTTGGAAAAACAAATTTTATACACAAAAGAAGCACCGGTGAAATCATCGCGGATATACATAGTAATGATTCTTCAAAAAAATTTGTCTTCAAAAAGTTAGCCAATAATCAAAATAAAGGTCTTTATAACTATGCTTGTTTTATCAGAATTATGTCAGATGATACAGATAAACCTGAAGATAAAGTGTTTTATACACTAAGTAATATTTTTGAAGATGATGAATCTGGGAAAACCAAAGTCTTATCAGACTTTATTGATAGAATTAACTCATATGGCCTATAATTATAATCCAAAATTTAAAAATTACATTGAATCACAAGATAGTAATTTGAAATTTATTATTAATAAAGATAGAGATAATCATGATTTTAACTATAAACCTACAACTATGAA